CGCTTAAATTTCTCGCGCCACTCCAAGCCTTTTTCTGCCTCGGCCATCATGCCTTCGGTCGGCTTGTAGCTCTCCGCGAATGCTGACGTGGTCTGCGTCGGTGCGGGTGGCGGTTCTGGCGTTGGCTCTGGCGTTGGCATTGGCTCTGTAGGATCAGGCACAACTGGCTCGGCTTGTTTGCTGTTCGGCATCGGCACCGAGTCCGAAATGTATTGCGCTGGTATTTGATACTCTGCTGCAAGATCAACAATTAACGAAGCCTCTTTGGCTCTCGTCCGCAAAGCCTCTTCGTAATCTTCGCCTCCTTCGGAGTAGATTTGCGCTGCGGTCTTCAAGCCTGCTTTCCAGAGATCGATGTCGGCGCGAGCTTCGCGACCGTAATCGATGCTCGCCTTGCGCGGCCATCCCCAGCGGCCATCAAGTAAATACTCGTTGTCAGGGATCAATCCGCGACTCGCCGCGTCGAGCAGCACGATGTTTTTGATGCGGTCGAGAAATTGCGTCTCCAGCAACCTGCGCCAACGAGCGAATGTGCGGTCTGCCATCTCGGCTTCCATCCTCGCCATCGGGCCGGACTTGTCCGCGTCAAACGAAAACCCATAAGGCAATCCAACACTCATGCAGATGTGGGACTGCACGAGCCGGACGAACTCTCCGAATGCTCCGGTCGGGCGCGTGTTCTCGAACATCTCCATCTTTTCGCCAGGAGAGAGATAGTTCATCGTGCCAGGATCGACGCTTTCAAGCTTCGCCCGTTGACCGAGGTCGTTCTGTTGCGAGCTTGCAAAGTAGTCGCTGGCCTCGGCTGCACCGGTCTCCGACATGATGATGCCGGTCTGGTAGCTCGCAAATTTAATCGCTTGGATTTCTGCCTTGAGTGCTTCCTGTAGATCGCGAGCGGCGTTCAGTGCTGTCGCAAACGCAGACCGTCCACGGTATTCGTCGAGCCGAGTAGGGTCGAAGAGATGGATGAACTCCGCTGCGGGAATGCGTGTCGGATCAATGTATTGGTTAGAGATCGTCCGGACATAAAGCTCGTATTGATCAGGACGACCGTAGTCATCAAGCACTATGCCGCCGATGTAATTGTCGGAGTCTATGAGCCGATTGTAAGGAGAGCCGATGCGGTCGCTCTCCACGCTCTGCAACTTGAGTTCGGCCTGATCGCGCACGATGACAAAGCCGCAATCGCCATCGCGAAGCACGGCCATGACGGCAAGCTGCAAGAGAGTTACAAAATCGTGCCGACGAAGGAAGTCGCACTTGCCGCACCAGTTCCGCCAGTAACGCTCGATCTTCATGTCGAGATCGCGGTCGCCGGTGCGAGCTTGGTAGTTAAGCCGCCCGGCGACATACGTTGCAAACTTCAGAAGCAGCGAACGGATCGGAGGGAAATTGTCTGCAAGATCGCGAGCGGCGCGGATCAATTTGTATCGCTCGGTCGTGCCTGCCGTGTCCTCGGCACCGGACACATTGCGGCTGATGCCGCGCTTCGTGCTGTCAAGCGCAGAATCAAATCTCCCGAAGTTGCGCAGCTTGGCCTGCGAGATCATTCGCGACATCGCTGCCTGCGGAGAGATGAGCGCAATCGCTTGGGTGATGATGTCTTGTTTCATGGTTGCTGCGTAGGGAATGCTGTGACGGTGCGGCGGACACGGGTTCCGTCCGCCGCAGATATTGCGGCAGTGAGTTCTTTCACGACTTGCGAAACCTCATTGAGATTGGCGCGAGTGAACGACCGCCCGGCTATACTGTAGCTGGCTCCGGCCACGGCAATGGCCTCCAGACACTCGATGTATTTTGCTTGCAAACTTTGCAGGGTCGCAAGCGGTAAACCGAAGAATGCTTTGTTGAGTCCCATTATTTAGTCGGTTGCGTCAACTCGAAGATCGGGATTCCCCAGCGTTCCTGCGCCCTGAGTGCGCAGTCGTGGAGTGCATCCAGTTTTTCGGAGAACTCAAGAAAGTCGTAGCTGACCCAAGTCGGGATGTCACTTTTTTCGCGGCGGATCTCCCAAGTGACCGATGCGTGAATGCCTGTCCCCCACATGCCTCTTTGCAGGATGTATCCCGCAGCTTCAATCTTTGCTCTGAGTGTCTCGTAGGTCATTCTGCTTATACGTCTCCTGTTGGTAATACGCCAGCCAGCATTGCCGCCGCGAGCGCGATGCACTCACAATCCCAGAGGTGGTTTGGTTTTCCGCTGATGCGAACCCATCTTTGCTCGACCTGTTTTGTTTTTGCGTTGATCACATCTTTTTTTATCTCAGAGAGCATTTGCTTTCGGTATTCGTCGCTGACATCTCGCGGAACTTCCCACGCGACAGCGGTCTCAACCTGTCTTAGTGCCGAGAGCTTATCCTTGACTCCTTCGTTGGCGAAAAAAAAGTAAGCCGCCTTCAGCCCGTGCGACCCAGCCTGGGCTGCTTCGATCTTTGAGACGAAGCGTCTGACTCTGCGCTCCTGCGCTTGATGCCAAAATCCATCCTGCCCCGAGCCGTGCGATGCCGTCCATCCGCGCCGAGCACATTGCTCGTAGACGACCGGCGTGTCGTAGCCAGCATCCACAACATTGCACCGCGCTGGCACTCCGTATTGAGCAGAGATCGCGTCGAGAGTCTCCCACGTCAGCGGCCTGCTCTCGTGCAGGAGTCGCGACGACCCGTCAGCGCGAAACGCCCGGACAACGCACCAGAAGTGATCGCGTTGTTTGTCGACGGCCATAAATCGATGCACCTCTCCGTCGAGCTTTTGACCTTCGACATATTCGCTCTTGCTGTAGTCCGCGCACGCGATCTCCGGCATGTCGCTCGTGACCTCCTCGACCCAGACTTGCGCTTTGCGCTTCTGGATAAATTGACGCAACGGATCGGTGTTCCCGCTGTGCTTCGCTTCATTCGCTTCCAGAAATTCTCGCACGAGAGAAAACCAAGGAATCCACCACACTGCGTATGCTGGAATCTCAAACGAACGCACGCCCCGCACCGGATGTGGATTGAGCGGTCGGTAGCTGGCCGTGCCGGCAAGTGTGCGCCGCTCGCTCGCGTTGTCTCGGTATTCGGCCTTGCAGTTTTCGCAGGTCAACCGGATCGAGTCCTGCAATCGATCCCACAACCACACGCCTTTCTCGTCCTTCGCGTCGTTGTCCCAGGTTATCGCATCGAACAGGTATCTCTGCCAGTGTTTGCAGGCTGGGCACTCCCAGCCGTAAACCTCCCGCGTGCCGCTCTCCCACTCCTCGCTCGACTCGTGCGTCGAGTCCCAGCCCTGCGAGACGAGAATGGTCTTCCGATTCCATCGGTCGTGGTGTCGAGCTTTTAACTCTCTGATCATTCCGTTCTTCCACCGCCACACTTCGTCCCCGATGCAGTAGCGCATGGATTTTTCTTGAAGATTTGTAATGTTCGCGCCGCCTGCAAAGAGCACCATGTGCGGAAAAAGAATCGTCGTCTTGCGTAGCGCGTGCCGGTCTTCCGGGAAGAGCGAGTGCACCGGCTCGCACTCGCGAAAGATCGGGAGCAATCGCGACTCCGTCCAGTCCTTAACCATGTCGTCCGTCTGCCCGACGAACAAAGTCGGCCCTGGCTTCTGCGCGACAATGAAGCACGCCAGCGTTTCCATATAGGTCGTCTTGCCTGCTCCAGTCGCAGCGCGGATGAATAGCTGCGTGGTCTCGTCGTCTGTCGCAGCGAGCAGCGGCTCGTTCATCCACGGCGCAACAGTGCGGTCGAATCGGCTCGCCCTGTCGCTGGCGGGGAATCTTACGTTCGCCTCTGCCCAGTCCAGCACCGTCCCGCTGTAGGCGAGCCGTATGCCCTGACAGATTCCTTGAGCAAGTGGGTTCATTTCATTTTAAAGATTTGCTTGAGCACATCAATATTTCCCGCCTGCGGAACTCTCTCGATCGGCTCCTCCTCTCCGTCGTGGAATGCAACATCCCAAGTTGTGTCGAACATCTTGCGCAGCCCAGCCGCTGTCATCGTGACCGTTCCTTCACTGTCAAATGAAGGATTGCGTTTTGAGTAAATTTTCCAAAGTTCTTTTTTTGTCATGCCTTCTCGATCTCCTGTTTTATCTCCGCCAAAATTTGCTGCGTGCGCTCGTGCAACTTCTTGCGCAGCGTCGGCTCGTCCAGCCCGGCCAGCGCACCGCTCGCATCGTTCACCAACGCGGCGAGCTTCGCGCTGAAGATCGCGCCGATACGGATTCCGGTTTCGCGGACGGAACCGATTTCGACATACTCGCTTTTGCTGATCGCGTTCGTCAGTTCGATGCGCTCACACTCCAGCAGGATTTTACGCAGTCGCGCATCGTTTAACGATGCCGGTGCTTGGTCTCCTTTGCCCTGCTTCTCCAGGTAATTCTTGCGCCACTCGCTCGCTGCCTCGATCGATGTCAACGGCATGCCCTGCTTGCAGAGGTAGCTGATGTTCGGCTGCGTCATCCCCCACGCCTTCGCCAATGCAACCTGCGAGATCGGCCCGTCCGGTTTCTGCTCGCGCTCCTTCGCAAACTCCTCGGCCATCTTCGCCTCCCGTGCCGACAGCGTCTTCCCATCCTTCAGCTTTTGAAGGATGTTTTTGAACTCGGCTTCGCGAATTTTGCGCGAGAGATCGGGTTTAGGCTTGGCTTCGGCGGCGGGGGTCATGGCTTACGGCAACTCTCTGGAAGGATTTTTGGAGCGCAGTTATTCCACTTAATCGAATGGTGTATGCGTCCTCCAGAAGGACTAATCGTGCTAATTTTGGTGCAAGATGGTGCTGCCATAACTGTGTAGAACGTTTTCTGGTAGGTTCCGCTTTCTTTATATGCCTCGGTCATTCCCCCCGCCGTTGCTTGTGTTGGTTTTTGCTTTAAAGACGCTTGGTAAGTTTGCAAAAAAACAATTCCTCGCAACCCGTTTAAAACATATGCGGTGCAATCTTCATTTAAGTGACCACAAAAAGATAATAATGATGAACTTTTGCAAAGCCATCCATTCATGCACTTCCGTTTTGTGCCTAAATTTTTCGTATAAGTATTTCCGCCTCCCCCTATAAAATCCCCATCTTGTGCTATGGAAATAAAACTGTTTGTTTTTTTTGCAAAATTAACGATCGAATTAAAAATATCATCAATCCTTAAAATACTTTTGGTGCAAAATTGTAATTTGCCATCAAACTTAAAATACCAGTTTGTATAGTCATCGTCCAGCTGAAAGAACCACTCATACCCCAAATCACGCGCAATCTGAAATGCCGCATTTCGAGCATAAACAATTGCCCGCCTATGAGGAAAATTGTCCATCACATCTGTCTTGTCAGCCCATTCGGACTTATCAAAAACAACCACCTCTCCAGGGAATCTTCGGCGATATTCTTCTGCCGTCTTATCTTCGTTATCTATCACAATACGAATTGGTCCGGTGTATCCACTTTTACGCAATGAATCGTAGGTGTGAATTTTGTCCGGCCTTCCGTGCGTTAGAATTAAAACAACAAACTCATTCTTCATCTGGATAGTCCTTCAAATATGCCTCACGAATTTTTTCTGTCATTTCCACAAACCCATCTTCAATCGCTTTGTCAAAGTCGATAATAACAATCGCGGAATCCTCGAACAATCGTTGCAAAGCGGGGTCGCTCTGCGCATAATACTCGGCAATCTTGTCGAATCGGAAAACCGTGTGCCTTTGCGCTGCCGCGATTAAAAATGCTTTTTCTTCTTCTAGAATGTTGCTTTCATAAATTGCCTCGCACAGCTTACGCGATTTGCTGTCATCGAACATTTCCGGCAAGGATGGCTTTGGCCCCTGCGGTTTGTAGATCGGAGCCTCAATTTTGCGGCTATAGTTTTCTGCACCCTGCTCCTGATCTTCCTCTTTCTTAAAGTCAATCTCGCCGAACTCAAAGTCATCCACGCTCAGTCCCTTGATGTCAGCCCAATCAATGTCAGCGATTTCGAGCTTGAGCAATTCTTCATCCCACCCGCCGCCGATCTCCGCCAGTCGATTGTCAGCAAGAATGTAAGCCTTGCGCTGATTGTCGGTAAGATGGCCCAATCGGATGCACGGCACATCGACAAGGCCGAGTTGCTGCGCGGCAAGAACGCGACCATGACCGGCGATGATGCCGTTGTCCTTGTCGATCAGCACCGGGTTGGTAAAGCCGAACTCT